AAAGATGATTTACTCAAAGTGGTTTTCATTATCTTTTAGATAAATACAATATATGAAGTGCCGGTGTAGCTCAGTTGGTAGAGCAACTGCTTAGTACGTAGTTTGTCGCGCGTTCGATCCGTGTCTCCGGCTCCATATAAATCAATGACTTACAATACATTAATCCATCGTAGTTCAGCGGTAGAACGGAAAACTGTTAATTTTCATGCCGGTGGTTCGAATCCATTCCATGGAGCCAAATACTAAAAGATAATAGTTCCCTAAAGCTAATCAATAGGTAACTGGTTTGAGTCGTACAATAAGCATACTAAAAGATAATTAACCCATATTTGAAAAAAGTTCCCTAATAGCGAGATTACAGACTTACGATATTTCAATGATGGAAAATAAAGATTGACATACTAAAACAAAACAACTATACTTAACAAATGACGTCAAGTCTCAAGTTAAACAGAAATAAAGATTGACAACACCGAACAAACACTATATACTTAACAAACTGGGCTAAGAAACCCTTAGCCCAAACTTTCAAAAGCAACCTAGGACGGCATTATGATTTAGATATACTTACAACAGCGTTACAATTCACAAGAGCAGTACAAACTTTTACTTTTTATAGGAATACACAAATGGCATCTTTAGCTGAAATCCGCGCAAAACTTCAAGCATCACAAAACAACCAATCTAACAGTGGTTCTAATGGCGAACCAAGCGTTATCTATCCACACTGGAACATTGCTGACGGCAATGAAACAACAATCCGATTCTTACCGGATGCAGACACAACCAATGATTTCTTCTGGGTTGAAAAACAAATGATTAGACTTCCCTTCGCTGGCATTAAAGGCGAGGCAGATTCACGTCCAGTTGTTGTTCAAGTTCCATGTATTGAAATGTATGATGCAAAAGCATACTGCCCAATTTTAACCGAGGTTCGTGGTTGGTTCAAAGACAAATCTTTGGAAGAAATGGGTCGTAAGTATTGGAAAAAACGTACATTCTTAGCACAAGGTTTTGTTGTTGAAGATGGCTTGAAAGAAGACAACCCACCTGAAAACAAAATCCGTAGATTCATTATCAGTCCACAAATCTTTGGTTTGATTAAATCTGCCTTATTAGATCCAGAGTTGGATGAATTACCAACTGATTACTTACGTGGTCTTGACTTCCGTATTTGCAAAACCTCAAAAGGTGGATTTGCTGATTACTCAACTTCTAAATGGAGCCGTCGTGAACGTGCTTTAAATGAAGAAGAATTGCAAGCAATTGCTGACCATGGGTTATTCAACTTAGCTGACTTCTTACCTAAACGTCCTGGTGAAGTTGAGTTGAAAGTTATCAAAGAAATGTTTGAAGCATCGGTTGATGGTGAAGCCTATGATGTTGAAAGATGGGGTCAATACTATCGTCCAAATGGCATTCAAGCACCTACTACTGAATCTCGTGTAGTTGCTGCACCGGCTGCTCCAGTAGCTGCGTTAGTTGCTGATCCAGTTGTTTCTGCTCCTTTATCGGCTGCTGATGATTTACCATGGGAAACTCCTGCTGCGGCTTCTTATGCTGCACCTGCGGTTGCACCTGAAACATCTGCTGAAGGTTCAAGTCGTGCACAAGACATTCTTAAAATGATTCGTGACCGTCAAACGGCTTAATCAGTAGTATAGGGTGTGCGGGATAATTCCTGTACACCCTTTTTTCGTTTAAAGAGGAGAGACAATGAAAGCATTTGACGTAAGTAAATTTCGTAAAACATTAACCAAGTCTATTGAAGGTCTTGGTGTTGGTTTCAATGACCCAACTGATTGGATTAGTTGTGGTAACTATGCACTTAACTATTTGATTAGTGGTGATTTCAACAAAGGTATTCCATTAGGTAAGGTTACAGTCTTTGCCGGGGAAAGTGGAAGTGGCAAAAGTTATATTTGTTCTGGTAACATTGTTAAAAATGCACAGGAACAAGGTATTTTTGTTGTGTTAATTGATACAGAAAACGCGTTGGATGAGGCGTGGCTTCATGCGTTGGGTGTTGATACTTCTGAAGATAAACTTATGCGTTTAAGTATGTCTATGATTGATGACGTGGCTAAGACTATTTCTGAATTCATGAAAGAGATTAAAGGCATGAATGAAGAAGATAGACCTAAAGTCCTGTTTGTTATTGACTCACTCGGTATGCTACTAACACCAGTTGACGTGAACCAATTCGATAGTGGTGATCTCAAAGGTGATATGGGTCGTAAACCAAAAGCATTGATGGCATTAGTTCGTAACAGTGTTAATTTATTTGGTAATTACAATGTTGGTATGGTTTGTACTAACCACACGTATGACTCCCAAGATCCATACAACCCTGACCCCCGCATAAGTGGTGGTTCTGGCTTCGTCTTCGCATCTAGTATTGTTGTGGCAATGAAGAAGTTGAAACTAAAAGAGGATGAAGACGGTACGAAAACTAAAACTGTTCAGGGTATTCGTTCTGGTTGTAAGATCATGAAAACTAGATATGCTCAACCATTCACTGACATCGAAGTTCAAATTCCATACAATGAAGGTATGAGTTTATATAGTGGTATGTTTAGTTTACTGGAAGGTAAGAATCTTATAACTAAGGATGGTAATCGGTACTGTTACATTGATACCAATGGTGTTACTCATAAGTATTTCCGTAAAGAGTGGAACCGTAATGAGAATGGTATCTTGGACTTGGTTATCGCGGAGTTTGCTAAGAAAGTCGAAGCGGTAGAAGTTGCTGCAGAGTTGGCAGATGATCAAAGTGAAGAGGAACTAGATTAGTCTAGTATTGGGTGGTTCACTGCGAGTGAACCACCCGTTTATTGCGAGGTTATTATGAAGGAATGTGTAGTATGTGGTAAAATGATTAAGAAAGTTGATAGTGTGATGACTACTGAATACGTATGTTCTATCACATGCAAAGCTGAACGCAAAAAAACGTTACCAAAGAAAGTATCCAGCGTTAGTAAAAGTTATTGGATTACACAAGGATATTCTGAGGAAGAAGCAACTTTAAAAGTATCAGACCTACAAGCCAGTCGAAGTCCTAGACATCCATCGTATTGGATTAAGCAAGGATATACTGAGGAAGAAGCAAATACCAAGGTAAAAGAAGTGCAGAGTACCAACGGTAAACGAAATTCCGAGATATACACTAAAGAAGAATTACAAGCTAGATCAGTATTTTCACCAGTGTATTGGGTTAATTTGGGTTATACAGAAGAGGAAGCCAACGAAATCATCAAATCGAATAATAGTACAGTTTCACTAGATGCGTTTATTAAACGGTATGGTGAAGATGAAGGTGTTACGTTATATGATGAACATTGCCAAAAATTGAAGCACACGCATTCACTTGATGGGTATATTGAAAAATATGGTGCCGTAGAAGGTGAACTTCGTTGGAAAGGAAAATATCTTAAACGGGGTAATTCACAAGCTGCAGAAAACTTCTTTAGCGAATTGATGGCCAATATACCAATAGATTTAAAGATTCATACAGCTAGTAACGATAATGGTGAGTATGGTATACAAAATTCTGATCTTGGTCAGTATTACCTTTACGATTTCGTTATACCAAATTTAAAAGTCTGTGTTGAATTCCATGGTGATTATTGGCATTGTAATCCGAAAAAGTATGAGCCGGGTTATTTCAACAGCCTTACTAATAAAACAGCAAGTGAACACTGGGCTCATGACCAACTGAAAATCGATACTATGACTAAGTACCGAGGTTATGATACAACGGTTGTGTGGGAATCTGAAGCTAAGGCTAAGTTGCCAGAAGTTATTAGTATGATTAATGAACGATATGCGATAGTTAAAGCTGAGTCACCGCATTTGTTTGAAGAGGACGTATCGGCCGCAGAACCCATTTCTGAAAATGATACATAAGGTCAGTTAACATTTTTAATTAAGGAGAAAACAACTCATGAAAGAAGCATTAATCACTGACATTTGGACTGTATTAGTTGAACACTTATCGGAAAGACAACGCAAGAACGCGGCAGTTGAGTATGTAAATGTATTACAAGACCACGGGATTAAAGAAACGATGTTAGAAAGTTTAGTAGGTGTAGACCCATACTTAGACTTTGCATTAGAAGCAGTTATGGATGACGAAGACGAAGATTACGACGACGAATAAGAGGTAGAAATGGTTAACTGGTATGATAAGGTTTCACGGGATATAACGAATGTTCCACACGCAATTACCCATTATCGGTCAGAATTAGGTTCTGCCAAGGTAGACGTTAAGATTTCTGGTAGTATTGAACGTGCGGCAGCTGCAATGCCAGGGATTGTTGAAACACGTTTTTGCCAGTTACAAGAGATTGAGGCTATATTGGAATACTTGAACATTTGTTTGAAGCAGATGAAAAGTCAACATTTCCAAAAGTATCTTGAAACATATCAACGTTCTTTGAGTAGTAGAGATTGTGATAGATATGTAGATGGAGAACAAGACGT